AATCATGGATTCAGTTGGAACATCCATTGAAGAAGTAAATGACTATGCACAACTAAACAAGCCAGACATCATGTTTTGTGATCAGCTTGATAAATTTAAAGTGCGTGGGGATTTTGGTCGTGGGGATGAAAGACTAAAGGAGATATACATACTTGCTAGAGAAGTTGCAAAACGTAACAATCTTTTATTGTGGGCAGTTTCCCAAGCAAGTTACGAAGCTCACGATAGAGCCTTTATTGATTATGCAATGCTTGACAACAGTAAAACAGGTAAAGCAGGAGAAGCTGATGTTATTGTAGGCATAGGAAAGACAGGCTCAAGTGAAATTGAGAATATAGTCAGGCATATCTGTATCTCAAAAAATAAAGTTAACGGATGGCATGGAATGTTGAATTGTAACATTGATGTCGAACATGGAGTATATTATTAATGATACACTTAACACTAGATGTAGAAACAACACACAAGGAGAAATCTAATGGGGGAACAACTGCTCTACCTTATTTCAATAATAGGCTTGTTAGCGTGGGCTACAAGTATATGGATAGCCTTACCAATTACCTATGCTTTTATCATTCAACTCAAAAAGCTGACTACAAAGGTAATGAAATACTTCAAGGTGCTTTAGACAATGCAGACGTACTTATTGGTCATAACATTAAGTTTGATATTACTTGGCTTAGAGAGTGTGGTTTTCGTTATGATGGTTATCTGTACGATACTATGGTTGCTGAGTATATTTTGGCGAGTGCTAGACGTTGGCCGCTATCGTTAAAAGCAGTAGCTGAAAAGTATGGCACAGAAAAAAAGAAAGATTTAGTTGACGAATATATAAAAGATGGTAAAACATTTTATGAAATACCCTACGATACAATAAAAGAATATGGTATCGCAGACGTAGAAGCAACAGAAAAAGTTGCTATATCACAACTTAAAGCCTTTGGCACAACATTTGAGGAGTTATACAATGACCCAACAACTTTTGCCCACACTGCGACTATCGTTTGAAATGACAGATGTTCTAGCTAGAATAGAACAAGCAGGAATAAAAATAAATCCAGACACATTACAACAGATTAAAACTGAATACGAAGAAGAACTGGATCAAACTGAAAGACGACTTGATGAAATAACCAGAGAAGTTATGGGTGACACTCCTGTAAATCTTAACAGTGCAGATGATAGAACCTTATTATTTTATTCTAGAACTGTTAAAAATAAAGTCAAATGGTCGCAAATATTTAATATAGGACAAGAAGTTCGTGGTGCGACACGCAAAGAGAAGTTACGTGTAAGAATGGATAAAAAAAGCTTTGCTTATACAGTACGAAATAATACTACTGTAGTTATGCGTACAAAAGCCTACAGATGCTCTAACTGTAGTGGGGTGGGTAGGTACACACCAAATCGCAAAGATGGCAGTGTAGGTAAAGCTGTGCGTATTTGTAGAAATTGTGACGGAAAAGGGATTGTTTACAAAAACGGAAAAGAAGTTGCAGGGTTGAAGGTCGTACCAAGAGGTGTAAAAGATGTGGCTGCAGCAGGATTTAAAACTGATAAAGGTACTCTTGAGAATATGGCAACATCACTTAAAGGTATTGCCAAAGAATTTGTTACATTGTACATACGATATTCTGCTCTAAGAACTTACTTGAATACATTTGTAGAAGGAATGGAAAACAATGCTGATGAAAATAATTTTATACATCCAGAATTTATGCAATGCGTTACTGCTACAGGTCGTTTATCGTCAAGAAATCCGAACTTTCAGAACATGCCACGTGGATCAACGTTTCGTATTAGGAAAGTTGTGGAAAGCAGGTTTGAGAATGGTTCGATTGTTGAAGGAGATTATTCACAACTTGAGTTTAGAGTTGCAGGATTTTTGGCAAAAGATGATCAAGCATATAAAGATGTAATAGATGGAACAGATGTTCATTCATACACTGCATCTATAATTGGTTGTGATAGACAAACAGCAAAAGGTCATACTTTCAAGCCTTTATACGGTGGAACTACAGGAACACTTGAACAACAAAAATACTACAGAGCCTTTAAAGAAAAGTATTCACAGATTACAGAATGGCATGATAAGCTACAACGACACGCAGTTACAAAAAAATATGTGTCGCTACCCTCTGGTAGAATGTATTATTTTCCAGATAGCAAATGGACAAAGTACGGAACTGCGACTAACAGGACTGCCATCTGTAACTACCCAGTACAAGGATTTGCTACTGCAGATATATTACCCTGTTGCCTTGTTAAATTGCATAAGGAATTAGAGCCTTTTAAATCTTTGATATGTAACACAGTGCATGATTCTATTGTAATTGATTGTCACCCAGATGAAGAAAAAGCAGTCATACAAATATTAAAAGACTGTATGTTGGGTGTTGCCGATGAGCTACAATCTAGATATAGACTCAAATATGATATGCCTGTAGGAATAGAAATAAAAAAAGGTAAAAATTGGCTTGACACTGATGTGGTTTATCCCTTATGATAAGTTTATCGCTAATCTCTAACAGAAGGAGAATTAAATTATGAAAAAAGAAATTGCGATTATAGATGACCAACTTGATAATATGGTCGCTGCCTTTGACGCAGGTAATGAAGAAGCGTTAATGGCTATAACTGGTCAAGAAACATCTTCAAAGAGAGATGATCTTTCCAAACTGTCTATCAACTATGAGACTGAGACTGATGATGGTAAAACCCTAAAGAAAGGGGTGTGGAGAGTTTGGCATGAAGGTCGCTATGTCTATGGTTCTGAAGTTAGCCTAAGAGTTCTGTTGCGAACTTTTAAATGGACATTGTGGGATAGTAATGAAGGTGCATCATCTTGCAGTTCTATCCAAAAACCCCACCTAGCAGGTGAATTTCCAGACAGTGCAGGGGGTGAAAAATGTGGTCGCTTACCTAAAGATGAAGCTGATGCTTTAGAAGAAGATGATCCCAGATTAATCACATCCAAATCTGTTGCTTGTAACCAAGTGATCTATGGAAGACTAACAGCAAAAATGAAGGATGCTGATGGGCAGGAAGTAGCTCTTGAAGATTTACCTATTGTGGGTTACTTTAAACGTTCTGGGTTTATGCCCATGAATAACTTTATAAATGGTTTATCTAGACAAAAGAAGATTATGCAACGAGTCTGGATTAACTTAACAACTTCTAGGTTAAAGAAAGGGTCTGTTACTTTCTTTGTACCTGTTCCTACAGAGGGAGAATCCATAGCATCTGTCTCTGATGAAGACAAGGAACTGCTCAAAATGTTTGCAGAGGTTGTTAAGGCAGGAAACCAAAGTATTATGAAGCAGTATAGAGAAGCACAAAAGTCTGTTTCTTCTGATGAGGACATCGACTTGTCACGAGATTTCGATGCTGATGCTGCTTAATATACAGGAGTTTCTTGAGAAGGCTGGAAGGGGAGAGGTAACTCTCCCTAACCACCTTGTAGAGGAATTTAAAGAATCCTGCTCCACTGCTGTTAAAAAACAGTTTGATAGAGATGAAACCTTAACTAGAATAAGAATGTCTAGTTTAGGAAGACCAGTGTGTCAACAGCAACTGGCAATGAAAAAAGCTCCTAAAACTATTTTTTATAATGATATTATGCGTTTTCTATTTGGTGATCTTGTAGAAGCTATTGCAATACTGGTTATGAAAGCATCTGGTATAAAGATTATTTCAGAGCAAAAGAAATGTAATCTGTTAATTGGTGACGAAGACATTAAAGGAACACTCGATGTTATTATAGATGAAGATGGAGAGAAAAAAGTATGGGATATTAAATCTGCATCTCCATATGCTTTTGAATACAAATTTGGTAGAGGGTATGGTGCTATAAAAGAAGATGATGCTTTTGGGTATGTTATGCAAGGGCATCTGTATGGAACAGCACAAAATCTTCCTTTTGGTGGTTGGATTGTAGTCAATAAATCCACAGGTGAGTGGGCAATTATAGAAGCTCCAGAAGATCAGACGGAAGAAAGAAAAGCCATGTTAAAACAGGCTGATGAAACTATCAAGGCTATCAAATCAAAAAAGTTTAAAATCCCATTCAAAGATGAGTGGGAAACTTACAAACAAGACGGTGAGATTAAAAGAACAAGGAATAGACTTCTTCCTAAATTATGTTCTTTTTGTGAATACAAAATGCACTGTTGGTCAAAAGCTACATATAGACAGAAGATAACTTCTAAAGCAAAAAACCCACCTCAGATATGGTACAGCAAATATGATCAAAAGAGTATATAACAGTGATATTATTTACTCCGTCATACCCATTAGACATCCTTACGATGAATCCACATGTCTCGGTTATCTATGTGGAAAGTCATACACAGACAGGGGGTGGAAGACAAATGTCCTACCTACGAAACCACTTGCGAGGTTTACCCATAACATTAAGGGAAAACTTTTCGATAGAAGGATACTTAACCCCCAAAACAGAAAAACGTGATAGCTTACAAATTCAAAGAGAATTAAAAAAAGTAATCACAAAATTACAGACTTTCAATATAGTCTGTTTTCCTGTAACTCCTTTTCAATCGGAGTTTGAAATACTAGAAAAGCATTCCCCCAAGATAGCAAAGCTAGTAACATCCCACGTAGAAAAAATGAAAAATGATTACATATGATAAAGTACAGATCACAATTTGAAAAACGTGTTGCATTAAATATACGAGAACAGGGTGGAAAGTTTGAGTATGAGTGTCGCAGGTTTCCTTATAGACCACGAATAAGAAATTACACTCCAGATTTTTATATTCCAGAAACGGATATATACATCGAAGCAAAGGGTAGGTTTTTATCGTCTGATAGAACTAAAATGTTAATGATACAACAACAGCATCCAGATATTGATATACGATTTTTATTTATGAATTGTCATCAAAAGCTTTACAAAGGAAGTAAAACAAACTATGGTCAATGGTGTGGAAAACATAATTTTAAATGGGCAAATAAAGTAGTGCCTTTAGATTGGTTAAAAAAATGAGTGATGATAAAAAAACAATAGAACGATTTACCCTGCTACCTAACAGATATTATATAATATTAGAAAAAGTTGATGAGGAACAGTTTACCCTGTCTGCTTACGATACCACCCAATTAGATAAAGGTAAGCCTGTTCCTTGTGCAGCATCTGTTGCACAGGAAGGATTACTAGAAATGCTTGACACACAATTTGATCGTGTGATAGCATTAGGATCAGCAAGAATGGCATTACGTAAGCAGTTAGATCGTAAGGTCGATTCAGAAGACAGTTTAGATGATAATATTATTAAAATAGATTTTGGGAAGGAACAGTAATGAATAAAATAACAGTAACTGAAGATATGGTGAATCACCCACCTCATTATAAAGCAAATGATATAGAGTGCATAGATGCTATTCGTGCATCAACAGGAGAGGGGTATGAATTTTATCTTCAAGGAGTAATTTTAAAATATCTTTGGAGATACAGATATAAGGGAAAGCCTGTAGAAGATTTAAAAAAGGCAGAATGGTATTTAAATAAACTTATAGAAATTAAAACAGAAGAGGATAAGAAGGAAAGATGAAAAGTTTACCCACACCATATCAAGACTTTATACACAAGTCTCGCTATGCTCGTTGGAGAGAGGAAGACAATAGAAGAGAGACTTGGGATGAAACAGTAACACGCTACCTTGATTATATGTGTAATCATATACAGAAGAATCATGGTATTGATAGTATAGGAAGTTTATACAAACAGCTATATGATTACATTATAACTTTAAGGGTTATGCCATCTATGAGAGCAATGATGACTGCAGGACCAGCTTTGGATAAAGATAATGTTTGTGGTTATAATTGTAGTTATATTCCTGTAGATAGTGTACGTGCATTTGATGAAACTATGTACATACTAATGTGTGGTACAGGTGTGGGGTTTTCTGTAGAAAGAGAAAACACAGATAAACTTCCTGTAGTTAATGAGCATTTTGAAGATAGCACTACAGTTATTAAAGTTGCTGATTCTAGAGCAGGTTGGGCAAGAGCATTAAGAGAACTAATAGCTATGCTGTATGTTGGGCAAATTCCAGAATTTGATACAGAAGATGTTAGACCTTCAGGAGCTAAATTAAAAACTATGGGTGGAAGAGCTAGTGGTCCAGCACCTCTTATGGAACTATATAGGTTTGCAATAAATCTATTTAAGAAAGCAAGAGGTCGTAAACTTTACTCTATGGAATGTCACGATCTTATGTGTAAGATTGGTGAGGTAGTGGTTGTAGGTGGAGTTAGACGTTCTGCTCTTATTAGTCTTTCTAATCTTGATGATGATCAAATGCGACACGCAAAATCTGGAGAGTGGTATAACACACATAAACACAGGCAATTATCTAATAATAGTGTGTCTTATATGAACAAACCAGAGATGGCAACGTTCATGCGTGAATGGGTATCGTTGTATGAATCAAAGTCTGGGGAACGAGGAATGTTTAATCGTGAAGCATCAGACAAACAAGTTGCACGAAACGGAAGAAGGGAAACAGGACATGTCTGGGGTACTAACCCCTGTTCTGAAATAATACTAAGACCTTATCAGTTTTGTAATTTGTCAGAAGTGGTTGTCCGTAACGAAGATACGTTATTAGACTTAAAACGGAAAGTACGTATGGCAACCATATTGGGTACGTTTCAATCAACATTAACTAACTTTAAATACTTGAGGAAAATATGGACACAGAACACAGAGGAAGAAAGATTATTAGGGGTATCATTAACTGGTATCATGGATCATCCAGTGTTATCAAAAACAGTAGACTCTGGAAAATGGCTAGAAAAGATGAAAGAAGAAGCCATCCGTACAAATCAAGAGTTTGCGGCACTTCTGGGGATTTCTCAGAGTGCAGCAATAACCTGTGTAAAACCCTCAGGTACTGTTTCTCAATTGACGAACTCATCTAGTGGTATCCATGCAAGACATAGTAAGTATTATATAAGAACTGTTAGGGCAGATAACAATGACCCTCTAACATCTTTTTTAAAAGATCAAAATGTTATTAATGAAAGTGATTTGTCTAAGCCACAATACAACACTATATTTTCATTTCCTGTAGAAGCACCAAAAAATGCTATAACCAGAACAGATGTATCAGCTATTGATCAATTAAAGTTGTGGAAAATATACGCAGATAAATGGTGTGAACACAAGCCATCAATAACTGTATCAGTAAAAGAAGATGAGTGGATGGAAGTAGGAGATTGGGTGTACAAGAACTTTGATATAATATCTGGAGTATCATTTCTTCCTTATATTGATCATGTTTACGAACAAGCCCCCTATCAAGATTGCACAGAAGAAGAATACAAAACTGCTTTAACTAATATGCCAAAAACTATTGACTTTTCAAAACTTTCGGAGTATGAAAAAGAAGATCATACTTCTGGCAATAGGGAATTAGCTTGTAGTGCAGGAGTATGCGAAGTAGTAGACATTGGAGACACAACATGATAGAAATAGACATAAGCACTGACCAACTAGACAGAGCCAGAAAGAAAGCAGTAGAGATGGGGAAAATACCCAACTCAATCACCAATGGTGGTGGTAGCCTTGCAGGATTTATAGGTGAAGTTGTTGTGGCAGACATCTTGAAAATTAAACACGACAACACATATAATTATGATCTAGTTAATTCAAGTGGAAAGAAGATAGACGTAAAGACTAAGCGTTGTAATTCACAACCTCAGAAGACCTACGATTGTAGTATAGCTGCTCACGGTACTAAACAGGAATGCGACTCATACATATTTGTAAGAGTGCTTAACAACTTGTCTAGAGCATGGGTGTTGGGGGAAATAGATAAACAGGAATATTTTGATAAGGCTAGGTTTTGTAAGAAAGGGGATATTGATCCAGATAACGGATTTAAGTTCAAGGCAGATTGCTATAATGTAAAGATAGCAGATTTGATAGAGATCAATGCCACGCAATAGTCTAGCAGAATTATTTTCTTTTAAGGCTTATCTCAACCAAGATGGTAAGGTTGATATAAGAATGGAATCTGTAAACCCAGAAGAATTAATTAGGGTTATGGAAAATGGTCTTCCAGAATATGAAGGCACATTTAAGCTTGCATCTTTAGTTCGTTATTTAAAAACAACAGGCGATGAGATGCTTAACAAATCAACAATCTACACACATTGAGGTATGTATGGCAGAAGAACAACCAAAAGAAGTACAGCCGGGAATGACGTTTGAGCAGGTTAAAGCCATGATTATTGGCTCTGAGGAGAAATCTATCCTGTTAAATATCTTTACTGGGCTTATGAATGAAAATGTACAGCTAAAAAGGGAACTTGACCAGTTAAAATCGGATAAATCCAAGCAGTAACGTTTTAAAAAGGCTGAGAGGGGTGAAGCTATTTCTTAGGTACAATCATACCAGAGACTATCGTTTCACCCCTCTCAGGGTCTTTATATCAAGCTTTTTTTTCAGTAAAGGGTAGAAATTTAATACTTTCTGCCTTTTTTCATTTTTCCACCGTACTTCATGCCTGTCATTGTAGGTTTGTCACCTAAGACGGTTCTCATCCTACTATTTGGCATCTGTGGCTTTTGCCCCATAGTGCTACCTAGAGTTGTTCCCATACTCATACCACCATAATTCATTCTTTGTCGTGGTCCGTTGTAGTAATTACTTGATGTCATGTCTT